TGAACTATCTAAAAACATCTCGTTTGCAAGCATATTTGCATTGAAACCTAGATAGTGAGTATTGTATGCAAGAACATCCAAAAGGATATTCATACCCGAACCTTCAAAGTCATAATCCGTAAATTGATCTTGAGCTTTAAGGAAAGTTTTAAGGTTAGTCTTTACCTCATCAAAGTCAAATTCTGTAACTTCTAATCTTCTGTCGTTTATTGCCATTATCGTAATACCTCTAGAAATACTGTCATGTCTACAAGCTCAGTGGGTGCATTAACAACAAAAAATTCTATAGTCACTTCGTATTCATTTCTATCTAAATTGGGTAAAGATCGAACACTGATTAACCTTGCTCTTGGTTCAAAGTTTTCTATAACATCTTCAACTTTTCTTGCCAAAACAACAGCAGTAATAGGTGTCATATTTTCAAATAACATATCTCTTATACCAGAACCTATTTCTGGATGAAATGGTTTTTCATAAAAGTTAGTTAATATCAAATTACGAACAGACCTCTTCACTGATTCAACATCTGTTATTTTTGTTATATCATTTGTACCGTTTTTTCTACTAAAAAATAAATCTAAGTCCCTATGCTGACGAACATTTCTAGATATATCATTATTAGATTGTGCATCACTTAAAGCTGCATTTGACGTAATGTTCGACATTATGGACTCCTGTTCTATCTATTTATAAGATATTATTAACAATATCAAACAAGATTTAAGTTCCTTCACTTTCACTTATACGTATCTCATTTACTATTGCATCTATGTTGTTATGCCAATAATCTAAAAATCTATGTATCCTTGGATACTTTGGTTTAACATCCATCGTTTGCCACACAAACCTCTGTAGTATGTTCTCATAGTCTGGCATCCAGTAATAAACATCCAGTGTGACTAATGTTTTTTTCTTTATTATAATCATGAGGTTTTTTAACTATCCCCTTTTATTTTATAGCTTGGATCATAGGTTTCGTTATAATAATATGCTACATATATTGCTGGTGAAGATTTTCCTTTACGAGTTGTTCTGTCATACTGTCTAATAAATTGGTTTATGGTAATTTCTTTTGAATTTATAATACTTACTTGAAACGTATCATTTCCATAACTATTTCTTCTAGAAGTCCCTTCGGGAATAATTCTAAACCTTCTTCTTGTCCTTTCAAATCCTCTAGAGTTAGTGTACTTTTCTCCATCTTGCATATATCCAGAAACATATCTAATTTTAGTTGGTTTATGTTTTAAAGTTAATTTGACATCAATACCAAGTTCATCTGAACCACCAACAGAAACAAGATCAGAAAGATTTATTTTTTCACTTCCAAAGTTTTTCTTAGTTAAGAATCCTTCATCACTATAATTTGCATTTTTAGCTCTTGCAGTGGTTGCTGGAACACCCTTACTTTCTATAGAAACTCCTCCACTAGATTCAGTAACTTTTTTAGTTTCATTTACAACCGTGAATACGGCCGTATCTGCTGTTGGTCCTTCTTCAAGAGTTGGATACACAGCGCTTGCTGCAGCAGTCTTTGCAGCAGTAAAGTTTGTATTTGAAACAAAGGTTGCTGCTTCTTCTGTAATAGGGCCAATAGAGGGTAATAAAGATGCAGATGCTTTTTGAATTACATCTCCTGACGGTAAAACCTCAAAGTTTGGTATAAGACTAGACAAACTTGTGCCTGTTCCAAAAACACCAGCAGCAGATGATACGAGTGAGTCTAAATCAAATCCTGACGTTGTAAGTGCATCACCAAAACTTGAAGTTATATCTGCAAGTAAATTTGCTGACTGTAAAGGATTCGTCAATCCACTTAAACTTTGTAGTTGTGATTGTAGATTTACATTTGGTATAGAGGATGGCTCAGGAACTAGTGATCTCAATTCAGTATTTACATCTGCTAGTTGAGATGAAAGTGCAGATGACGCTGCAGAAGCATCCGCTTGTAAATTAGATAATGCAGAACTTTTTGTATCATTTAATTTTGATACAATATTATTAAAAGCTGCATTTGCTCCTTGTAAGTTTGGGGCTGTAAAATCTACCATATATTATTCCTATAATGCATCTACGGCATCTGAGCCAGATGATCTTGCTGAAGGTAGTGGGTGAGCATGATCAACAAATCCACCAGCTTTATCAACAAATGTATCACCATCAATTTTCTCTTTGAACGCATCAAGATAATGGAATGTTGCATCAGCATTATATTTAATTCCAGCAATACCAGAAATTGTTTCGGTGTAAGTTCCACCAACTGTTACAGACATACTGGATGCAACGGTTTCTGTTAAGGTAGTTTCTGATTTCAAAAGCATTGCTGTTGCAGATCGTATGTCTATATCACTTCCCGACTTGATTGACATAATACCAGAAGTTGTTAAAACATTCATGTTGAATGATGCAGTCATCATTATATCATTACCAGCACTTATAAGAGTATCTGCTGATGCGTATAGTAATAAACTATTACCTATGACATGAGTTTCACTTCCAACTATGTTGATATCAACGTCACCTTCTCCTGGCCCTGCTGCACCACTAAGAGGACCAACATTACCTCGTACAAATCCATTAATATTATAAGAGTGATTACCCATAATTTCTTCTTCAAGGTTTCCACCAGCAGTTCCGGCTCCAACTCTTGTTCTTAAATTCTTGTGTATCTTCTGTGTGTAGTTTCCCTCTACCTCTAAATGATAATCACCCTTGATATACTCTCGTACAGTTCCTTCGGTTGTTATATTCACATTACCAGATATATAAACATTAGAACTACCAGCAACAATCTCATAGTTGTCACCGATAATCTTGACCACCTTTGTGCCGTCTGGATGTATCTCTTCAAATGTACCAGACTTATGTTGTGTGAATAATCTCTCTCCGCCAGGGCTGTCATCTATCTCTCGTATATGACCAGACTCAGATTCAAATACGTGGTTGTATGGATATGCAGCAGAGATATATGGTTCTGCTGTGCTAGTTGTTCCTTTTGGTTGTGGTTCTTCAAAAGTACCTCTTGTCTCTTGTACGGCTTCATCGGAAACAGATTTAAGAAATGGTTGTGTTGCGGTAGGAATAGCAAAATCACCACTTAGTCTATTCGTTCTACGATTGATTAGAGAGGTATGTGATTCGGATAATTTACCTTGTGCAAGTCTATTTGTATCTGACTCACCAACCTCATGACCAGAAGACATAGTATAAGTATCACCATCTACAGGATATGGGCCGTAAGTAGGATCACCTCTATAATAATCCTGTTTGGCATCTGCGCCTCTTGGATCATTAAATCCTATAGATGGATCAGCTGCGTCTTCGGGTACGCCAGGCAATGTACCCATAATAACGAGTTGTTGCTTCTCTGGATCACGAAAGAAACCAACAACATAACTTCCCTCTACAAGAAAGGATGGAGTGTTACCCATACCATGCATACAGGGGTCAGTCACAGGATGCATGACATGAGCCCAAGGTAAATCCGTTGTAGGTAAATCAACCACACTAGGAGTGTGATAACCTAAACAACGAACACGGACACGACCAAGTGCTGATGGGTCATTGCGGTCTTCTACAACCCCAACGAACCATACAAATCCGTCTTGTCCCATAAAGTGACTTTTTTCAACCATATAAACCTCACAAGCGTGTAAGATTATTTATAATGATTAATGTAGGTCTGGATCGCGGCCCATACGATTAATTGGAATTTTATATTCCTCAATTTCAAGCTTGATATTAGAATCATCATTTGGTAAATGAGAATACGCTGTCCAAGCTTCTTCGTATGACATAAAATGGTCAAGTATTACTTTGTGGGTAACAGTATCAACTATTTTAAATAACATAAATGATATTTAGACAAAATTTAAATTAAGAAAATTCTTTTGATGATACATATTCCAAACCTGTAAAGGTTTTAATCTCAAAAAACACAGAATCTTCGTGCTTTTCTCTCACTGGAACATACTTTTTAGTCTTTTTAGACCAATATTCAATTTTTCCATTCTCCAATCTCACATCATCATATGAGTCTGATAGAACTTCTGTGATTACTCCCGAAAAAATATCACCAATATCATTTTCAAAGCTTACTTCATTACCAATTTTCAACATTATCAATCTTCTTTTTTATCAATTACTATTTGTGTTTTACGATTTTCCCAAGCACTATGCTCAGCAGCTTGTTTAATTTTATTACCACGTTTCTTCGCAGCTCTTAACTCTTCAACAAACTTTCCTGCTTTATGATCTCCTTCTGGAGTTGTGATATCAATATCCTTTGGCATCGTAATGGTAGAATAGTCTTTTTTATAAAAACCATCTTCAGAAATCTTACTTCCTTTACTCTGTTGCCATGCATTATCAACACGAACAATGGTAGTACCATCCTCTGCTGTATCAATCAACGTGCCATCACCAAATCTATCCGCAACAGCATCACTAACAGCCATACCCAACTTTGCTTCTAAGGTTTTTTGCTCTGTCAAAGCCATTCTTGAGGCCTGATCAAGGATTTCATTCTCCTTCATCTTAGGATTTTCCGCTCGAATCAAACCAACATACTTGTTAAGCCTTTCGCTTAGTGCGAGAAGTCTTGGATCACTCATTTATATAACTCCTAATTACCATGCTTCTTAAATTTTTCTGTGTTAACATTTGGGTCTACTGGAACAGGTGTTTGCTCTTCTAATCCAAGCATCTGTTTCCAATTATAATGAACTTCAATCTCACCGTTCACTACACCATCGTAGTATTCATCAAAATTATAATCGGTATCGTACCTTTTGTTATAATAACCTAGAT